ATATGGATCTTTCTCACCTTTATTTGGCCAATTTTGGCGATACACTCGAACAACAGTACCATCATACGTCTTTCTTGCTGTATCGCCGTGTAAAAATTTTTCAGGATTTAACTCGAAATATTCGCGAATTTCTTTAGAAAATTTATTCCAGATCATAATACTTCTTTCATTAGTGCTTTTACATCTTCACCACGATTTGGTAATTTATCTTTGAGAAAGAAATGTACAAAATAAGCTTCTTTTACTTTGTCGTCTTGAATTCCTTTGAACAATCCATTCCATTTCCAATCAAGATGTTTGACACTCATTTGTTCTTGTTTAATCCATGTATTCAGTAGAGTCTGATCTGTACTCCATTTCCACGGACCAAGACCATCAACAAATTGTTTAAACTCTGTCCGGTTAATGAATTGATGGGGTGTTTGTCCTTTGAGATACTTGGCCATTCGTTTATTCATCAGCATCATACCCATATTGAAAAACTCACCACCACGGTTATTCCATTTCCAGTCAAGCCGAATAGGACTATATTGCATGCGAGAATAATTATGGATCTTTTCACGGTACTGATCAGTGATTGGCATTTCACGCTCAACTACGCCACCAAAGTCATATTAAGGTGTGAGTTCATTAAAGATGTTAGGAGAACCCGGACGAATCCAGATGTCAGCGTCTATAATAGCAATCTGATCATACTTTGGCCAGTATGTAAATGCATTTTCTTTTTCGTAGATAGGAAGGAAACCACCGTGCTTTTCATACGACTCTTTGCTTCGATTCGTAGAAAATACGTCTGGTTTGATACGGAGGATAGGAGTTCGTTGGACAACGTGGTCAATATCATGTTCTTTACAATATTGAGCTACAGAATCAACACAGTGATCATATAACCGAGAACGTTGTCCAACATATACTTGATAAATCAATCTTTTCATAACCAACTCACTTTAAATTATATATTACTTCTTTTTCAGTGCATCAGCTCCAAAGAATGCTGAGACCAAGACTGCAATAGATGCAAAGTACGTTGGTGCGATATCAGCAATAAGTTGTGACGCGTTATCCATACCAAAACCAGAAGTAATTGCGATTCCAATTGGATAGATCAAAAGACCAATAAGAGAGAACCATGCCATCTTACGAATAGCGTCTCTCTGCGCATCAGCATCTTCTAATGCTTTTCTCTTAAATTCAAGATGCATCTCCATTTCTTCTTTAGAAATGTGTCCGTCACCGTTTGTATCTGCACCAGCGACAGCGTCAGCATCGACAGTTACTCGTTTCTTTTCTTCTTCAGCCATGTATCATGCTCCGTAAGAATTTTGATTGCAATCTGTTTAGCATCATCAAAACCATTACGAAGCGAGTTTGACCTATGGCCGTTCTCAACAAACCACTCAAGGCTATTTATACTACTTCCTTCTGGCATACTAAAGCCATAAGTAAGTTGTTCGAACTCGTATCGAAGTCTTAGTATTTCACCGATTCCCATGCTTTCTCCATTTCAACGAACAGGTATTCTTTAAGATCGTCTTGATTATTCTGGAAGAGAATACCGATACCTCCAGCGTCATTCCATGCTTTGATATTTTCTGGTTTATCATCGACAAGAATGTTTGGTTTGCGAGTAACTGGATTATAAACGTATTTATGTTTATGTGAAGTGAAGATGAGATTTTCAAGCTTTGGTGGAAGCCAGTCTCTGCATCTCAGCCATTCACGTTTCCAGTAAGCTGAGTTGTGTTCGTCATTGCGAAGTGGAGAAGAACAGATTCCCCAATCATCTCCAGCAATTTCTTTGACTTTATCAATGATTGCAAGAGATCTTTGGTAGATTCCATCACCTTGATCGCCATAGAATTCTGGTATTGTAGCAAAGAAATTTGTATTTCTCATTTCAACAAAGATTCGATCTCGGTCTTGGATTGATTTCCAATGATCGACTTTGTATTGGTTGGCTAATGCACCGAAGAAGTCGGCGATTACACCATCCATGTCTAAATATAATGTCATATTTTACTCCTCTTATTTCCTATCATGATTAATAATATCACAATAGAACAGAAAAGTACACAAAAAAGTGCATGAAATATGAAAATAGTTTTGTTTAAAATCAATAACTTAGAAATTTATCCGTGAAAGAGTTGTTCTCTATTATATTGATCACGAACTTCAATAAGCTTATCAATCCAAGCATCACGTGTTTCTTTATACATGACTGGATGGAAGTCATCTACATCCATTACAATACGTGTCTGTTGAATTGGCATACCGGTACGTTCTTCCCACATGACAGCGTACCCTGCTAATTGCATAAAGTAACTACTGATATTAGCTTTTTTCTTTGGACGACGTGATGTTTTCCAATCAACAATTGTAGGTACACCATCCCATTCGACAATGGCATCACATGTACCAGCAAGTTTCAAATGATCAGAATAGAGTGGTACTTCCTGACCATAGACTTTAGTCACGTGCTTGTCAATCAATGGCTTGAGATTATGTAAAGACTGAACTACGTGTGGTAGAAAACCTTCGGCATAGTCAGGTTCATTGTTCATATATTTTTCAATAATAGAATGAACTGCTGTACCACGTGTAGTAGCTTTTAAGCTGATCTTGTTAGCTGCTTCTTCACCGACTTTAGCACGCCATTGAGCGATAGATTCTCGACTTAAGACGCCGAGGACTGTAGTAACACTAGGATAAGCGTTGCCATCAAGAGTGAGATAGCGCCGGCCATCTGGTGATTCAGTGCGATCCAAGTTTTCATAACCCATATCAATTTTTTCATGTATAAACCTCATATCAATCCAATCTTATTTCTGAAGTATTCCAATTTAATAATTCTTTCATTACATCTTGATCTAATAATATCACATTTCCGGCCGAAAGTATACAGAAAAATGCACTATTTACCTGTTCAACTACAACATAAGATCCGGTGTCTATGTTTGTTATGACGTATATGTTGACAGTTTTAGCATCGCCATTTTCTTCCCACGCAAAACCACTAAATGCCATCATTGGTTCTGCATTATTATCTTTTGACATCTTAACAATTGCTTTAGTGTCTGGATAACACACCACTGGCTTTCCAAACAGTCTTTCAGCTGATGCTTGAGTGGCCAGTACTGAAAACAGTGCAGCCAAAAATAAACGTTTCATCTTAGTCCTATCATCTCCTTTGTCATGATATAGTCTCTGACTATACCAGATCTTACGATATCGTCCCATCCAAATTGTACGACAGAAAAGTTCTTCATTCTCTCAATAATATTAAGGAACTTCATTAAACCATCGCGCTCGCCTTCGTGTTTAAAATCCGATTGAAGGTAATCGCCCGCAAACATAATACGGCAGTTTTCACCAACACGGGTCATGACTGAATCAAGTTCATGGAAGTTCAGATTCTGCATTTCGTCGACAATAATGATAGCTCTATCAAAAGTTCTACCGCGAATAAAAGATGTGGTCTCAAATTGAATCTGGTGTGCTGTTGTCATTTTATTATATGCTGCTTTATCTTCGAAGAGTTCTTCGCATATCGCTTTGTACGGTGATTCGAATGCAGCAGTTTTTTCTTCTATTTTTCCTGGAAGATAACCTAATTCACGTACCGGTACAACAGACCGTACGATTATAATCTTATCATAAGCAGTTTCTTTTGTCAACATTGCTTCAAGCGCAAGATATAAAGCAATAAAAGTTTTGCCGGTGCCAGCAGATCCCATTAACGTGAGATTCTCACCTTCATCCCAAAGTTTGAAAGTTTTTTCTTGGTTAACAGTAATAGGATCAAATTCACATAGATCTTCGAACTTAACTTTCGCTGCTGACATATCGATTCCTAATCGTTAATAGTATTTCCAGGGTATTTCTTTTTAATTGCTTTTAAGTGGCTACGAAAGTCAGTGTCTGTCCTACTCATAGTACTACCGGCCTGTGTAATAAAAGCATTTGGTTTCCATACACGTTCAGTGTCTGGCATTTCATTCAGGATATTTTCGAGCTCTTCAAAGCTACAATTGACATCCCACTGTTTATTTGTTTTAAGATCTCGAAGAGTGTAAACGGGCATTGATGTCCTCTCTCAGTTCTGCAAGACGTTCAGTTAATACGTGAACAGTAGTATGTAAGTGACCAGTATCATGTGGTTGAATACGAGATTTAATCAACGCGATCTCTTCTTGTAAAATCATAATACGATCTATTAAAGCATTAATGCCAGCATCTTTATACATAATTAAACCACTCCGGTGTTTCACGCTTCGTCCATACCATATTGAAGCGATGTTGTTTCGTCTGATAGAATGCTTGATAAGCTTTTACTGGATCGCCAAGAGCAATACATTCTGGATTTGATTTCATTGCAAGTTTAAAAGGTGTCTGAGGAACATCCGGAATATTATACGGTGGTTTTTCCAGAGCCTCTTTCAACTCACTATCTGTTTTATGGACTTTACCATATCTGTATGTATATTCTTTACAAAGCGCCCAAAAGTGGTGCCAATGCCACTCATAGTTTTCTGCAGACTCCATTGTCCATACTGTACACGGATGACTATGATGAACAGCTTTGTAAAACAGATCTTCACGTTTGTCATTAAGCTTGTAGTATTTAACCATCCGTTTACCAGATTTAGATGGTCGCATTTCCATAGTACCGTCAAGCATTCGATGCGCAGTAGACAGCATTTGCGCAGATTCTACGATCATCTTAGGTACATGCTTGTCGCACTGCCACATAGCAGAAACGATTGGATCATTATCAAGTACAAATATATTCATAACAAAAAACCCCTGTTCGATGATATAGTATATTATATCACAGAACAGAGGTAATGTAAACAATTAAATTACAGCTGCTAACCTTTCTTCTAAAAATATCTTCTTTTCAAGAAGTTTTGTAACTCGATCAATATGACCTTTCTTTGTTAGTTTGTTGATATAACTTTCTAATTCAGAAATGTCGTTTTTTAGTCTTTCGAGTTGAATTGCAGGCATTTATTGTTCTCCGGTTAGAGGTTACACGTTAGTCTTGCAGCAATCCAGGAAATGCCTCCTCTACTACTGGTCGGCTAACGCCTTCTGGTTTCTGTTTGTTAATCATAGCAACAACGAGTTCAGCATCCTTAGGATGAATACCCTCGATCAAACCGATGAATATACTCTCGCGCTTTGCTGGATGCAAGCGATTAGATTCGCGAAATCCTTTCACGAGGTATACAAAATTCCGATGTTCTTTGAGAAGATTAGTTGGTGCGTCTTCTTTAGCTGGGTTATATGGAGGCTCTCCACCTGGGAGATTCCATTCTACAGTTGAATCAAACGTGCCACGCAGGATGTCTTTCAATGCCCACGTTTCATTGTCTTTAAGGATTTGAATTTTTTGCTCTTTTGAACGAGCTTTTCTTACTTTATCAATTACTTCATGTACTAGCATATCACCACCATAATTTTATTTATACTTTCAGATGCTTGGAATGTATCTTACACCCAATAAATTCATTGTAATATTCGTCAGACAGAAGGACATCATATTGAAACTGAAGCTTTGCTTCGTAATAAGACATCTCTCCTTTTGACTTACAAAGACGAAGAATTACTCTTTTATATCCGTCTGAGCCTGATTCTTCGACGAGTCTTTGTAATTCCACGTTTGATCCATAGTAGGATCTCCAGTCAGATTCAACTTTTGTTTTAACTCGTCGAGATCTCTTGCTATTTTTAGGAAGAATTTTTGGGCGCCAGAAATTTTTCTTTCCAATATATTTCTTCCCAGTTCGCAATTCGGTAATTTCATACACAAACCCCTGATATTGTTCTGGTGTTTCGGTAAATTCTTCGTTGTTGTAATACCACATACGAGTATATATTACTCGTCTTCAACCCAAGCTTCAAAGGCAGCTTCACGTTTAGTGATTACCAGATCTTCATCTCCACAGAGTGGACAGAAGGCCGGAATATCTGAACCACATATTACTACCATTTCGTCGTCACAAGCATGACACTCAATTTGATATTCGTTCATTTGCTATCCTTTCTAAGATTTGCAATTTACGTTCATCAGTAGCTCTAAGCCACTCTCGTATTTCTTCTCCAGTACGAGAGCAGCCTAGACATACATTATCAACTAAAGTACAAATTTTAATACATGGACTAGAAATCAATTTCACAAGCACCACCGGCACATGCAGCTGCACCTAAAGTATCTACATCTGTATATTTCTTTTCGGTTAAACCATCTTCCCAATCAATTGGTTTAAGGTTTGCTTGAATCTTATTCCATTTATGTAACAAATACGCATCTTTCAAACAATGTTCGGCTTTCTTTACATCACCTTTCAGATAATTATCTGCAAAGTTTTTGAATCGACGATTCCAGTCAGCACGTGCTGAGTTATCGGCAGACTCAAGAGAAATATCAATACCATAACCCTGAGCCGTTGAACATGCGTCCCAAAGATTATTATAGACTTTGAGAGCATCAACGACAAGACCAGAAGCAAAGACAGCGGCATCGCCATATAGTTTTACCATTCTCTTTGAATCAATCACAGCAGTATTTGGAGCCTGATTGTAGTCTTTATCACCACTCATTGAAAGGAATGAAATACCAGCAAAAGAATTACGATTCTTAAATACGTAGTCTTCTACTTGATCCCAGTCATCAACAATAATAGTATTTGATACGTTATGGCGGATACCTTTATCTGCACAGAGATCTTCGTTTGTACCAGCTACAACCCAGTGTTTCTGAGCCAGTTTGACCTTTTCAAGGTGTGTTACACCAAGGAGTTCATCTTTGAGAATAGAACCTTTGTGTGGAATAATTGGGAACGACACCACAACGTCTGTACCACTTGCAGACCATACTGATTCTTCAACCATGTAAGGATTCGAACGAATAATTGCCTGAGTAATCTCAGACTCTTTATTCATTTGAACGTTTCTAATGTACATGTCTGAGTGTTCAGCATGGATCCCACTAGCGGTTTGCAATAGGACTGAGGCATTGCCACTAGGTTTAACACAAGTAGTCCGAGCAGCAGGATTAATGCCGAGAATAGATGCGATTTCTTTGTTAACTTCTTTGACAATCTTGGCTCCTTTTTCTAGAACTTTTGGATTGAATAGAATATCCGGTTGATTCATCCATCCTGTAATAGAAACACCAAGGAGTGCTTCGCGATCAAAAATCTTCTTTGACGTTGGTGATAAGAATTTGAAATCTGTGTAGCCAGCCTGAATAGTACCAAGGATGGCACCAGCCCGACAAGCTTTATAGAAGTCTTCTTCTGTCTTACACATACCACCATTGATCTCAGTCAGGTTACAACCCTGCCAGCCAGATTCACCATCGATCTGTGGGTACATACCAATTTCAACACAGGGGTTCGTGGTGTGCTCTGTAGACTCAACAAAGACAAATCCTGGTTCACCGAATGACTTAACAGATTCCATCAACTTAGCAAATTGTTCTTTATCAGCTTGATCACGTACGATGACAGCTGAGTTATTTGAACGACCACGTTGTGGATTGTCGACAAACCAGTTACCAGTCTTGGCAGTCATCATTTCTTCATCATCAGGAGAGAACAAACAAATTGTAGCTGAACGGCGAACACCACCAGAAAGAACAGCATCAGCCGCATGCATAGTAATATCATATACGTTAATAGGTTTAAGACTCATAGGCTCTTTTGAATCCATGACAATAGACTGAAGCATGTGCTCAACTTTGTCAAGAGAACGACGAAGACCTTCTGGTCCAGGAGCTTTAAATCCACCAGAGATCTTAGCACCCTTTGGACGAATTTGTGATAGATCAAAGAATACACGACGTCCTTCAAAGTCTGGATGTTTACCACCACCAACAAAGTAAGATGACATCAGAACGTCAAGAGCAGAAGCCCAACCTTCGATTGAGTCTTCAACTACATAACCTTTGGCTTGTTTAGTACGATTGGCAATCTTTGGCAATTTAGCGATATGGTGTTTCTGTACAGAAAAACCAGCACCAGCTCCACAAAGGAGAATATAGAATACTTCACCAAAGAATTCTGGTCTATCGGCATACGATGAAGTACAGTTGTACATACGCATCTGGTGTTTCAGTAATTGCTCTCCACCAAATTGTAGAGATCTCTGAGCAGCAAGTACTCGCTGTTCTTTATAAGCTTGACGTGCTTCGTCTAAATACGGCTCCAGCTCATTATGTTTATCTTTATAGTTTTCTGCATGCATGCCGATAACTCTATCGACAGCCTCGTCCCAAGACTCGTATCTATTTTCTTCATCTATGAAACGAGAGTAACCTTCGTAAAATTTGGTCTGAGACAAAAACCGTCTCGTGTCAACATGTGCTGTTGCCATTCGTACTCTCCTGATTAATTTTTTATATGGAATTATTATATATCATTTTGCTGATTTTGTAAACAACAAAATGTGAAACAATAGTACCGAGATCTTAGAAATATTTTTCAATCATTTCAAGGTGGTCATTATATTTTGCAATTTCATCAACTTCTTGTTCAATTGCTTCAATAATGTCTGAGTGCTCGCCAATACCTGCTGGATTGGCGAGATACACCTCTACGTTTGCTACGTGTTTATCAATATGTCCTTTAGCGTGTGACTTAAACGCTTCAATCAATTTTTCTCTCATAATATCATACATAATTAATCCTTAATAATTTTAATTGCTCCGTAAGCTACCATTGCGTATGCTACCAAGTTAAGTGGTGCCATAAGCATGACTACACCTGCTGCTACGAGTGCAGCGCCTTCGTATGAGTTACCTTGAGCAAATCTACTTTTTAACCAATTCATCTTCCAACTCCTTTATTCTATTCTCGAGTTCGTCTATTTTCTTTGTGACGTGCGGATACTTTTTTCTCCACGCATCTGTTGGTTGTTCGAACCAAGTTAATCCCCATCTCTCTACAAGATAATCAAGGAACTGATCTAACTTGGCATAACACCACAAACCAGCTCTTGTGTCTTTGAAGTATGCTAGAAAAGCAGCACCTAATAAAGAACCGGCTATAGCTGTATATATCCAAAGAGTATCGTCAAACATTCTTTCTATCATTTTAGCATTTCCTTCATTGCTGCGTCGTAATCTTCACGACTTACTACGCCTTCAGCAAGTAGTCTTTGTCTGTTTACTTCATGTGCTGCCTGAGTTTCCTCTTTACTCCCACCGAAGTACGGAACACAATGCCCTTCCTCAGCAAGGATTTCAGTTACTCTTTTACCATCAACTTTAAAATCACCAAGAATACGACCAAACTTACCTTTCATATCCTCACCGTGTTTATCTTCGGTTGTAATAAGTTTAGCACCATTCTTCATAAGTTCTTTAAGTCTTGCTTTGGCAGCTTCACCAAATAGATCTTCTACTTTATCTGAAGTACGTGATTCAGGAGTATCGATACCCATAATACGTACACGCTCGTCTTTCAAGCAGATACCGAATCCAAGATCGATATCTACGTCTACTGTATCGCCATCAACAACTTTGATGACGTGCACATCGTATTCGTTCTGTTGCATTTAGTCCTCCTTGATTGTGTAGTTGACATAATTAGGCATGCCATGATCTTGTACACCATCAAGAAGTCCGGACTTCCATCCTCTCCACTTATCTTTCACTCTTTGCCAAGAAGTCATCTTACGAATCTTGCCGTAGTGGTTAATATAAACCATTTGACCGTGATGTTTGTAACCCATCAGAGCAAGAGGAACTCTCGTTACAACATCGTTATTATTTACAAATCTCCAATGTGGAGTTCTAATTCCTTTGACAAAAGATCTTGTACCAGCTCTTGGAGAACCAAACGTATATAGACCATCAACTGTTCTAAACTCTTCAACTCGAGAAGTACAAATGGTTGCCATTGCAGCACCAAGTGAGTGACCACAAATATACAATCTTTTATCTGCATGATCTTCGGCTAATAACTTTACCTGATCCCATAGCTTATCAAGTTCTCCACGGAATCCAGCGTGTACCCAACCGTCAGTCATGG